GGCGAACAGGTTGTCACCCCCGGCGCCATCGACGATCCAGTCCGGGTCCATCGCGCGCCAGCGCGCAGCATAGGCGCGGTCGAGACCCTGCAGCATCGGATGGCGCGGCGGACGCAAGCGCCAGCGTCACCGCACCGATCGAACCCAACGCCTGACCATTCGCGGTGAACACCGCGGTCTTCCCATCGGGGAGCTGCTTCGTCTTCAGGCCGACCGCTTCCAGCGCGGCAATCGCCGCACTGTTCAACGTGTCAACCCTGACTTCCTTCGCGTCCGGCGTCGCCTGAATCGCGGCACGCACCGACTCCAAGCCGGCGATCGCTTCCTCGCGCTCCAGCTTCACGATCGTCTTGATCTCGCCCGGTGCACCGAGGAGCTCGTTGACGTACTCCTTCGCCTTCTGCTTGTTCCCGTCGAACGCGTCGGTGGCGAGCCGCATCATCGTCTCGCGGAGCTCAGCCGACTTCTTCGTCATGCTGCCCATCGACTCGCCCGCAGCCAGCCCGGCAGCGATCAGCTCGTCCTGCGCCGCCGCTGCGGCCGACATGGCGTCTCGGTTCGCGCGGCCCGCCTCGGTGTCGTCATTCAGCGTCGCCCCGTGCTTCTTGAACGACGCGGTGAGATCGTCCAGCGACGCCTCGAACTGGGTCTGCGCGTCGTGGGCGCTGCGGTTGACGTCGTTCAGCGCGAGGATGCTGGCACGCAGGCCATCGGCTGCGGTCTTCTGGGCGTCGAGCTTGGCTGACGTGTTCTGCGCCGCCTCACCGAAGATGCCCATCGCATCCTTGGCCAGGTCCTGCTCGAACTTCACATCGGCCAGCGCGGACGTGTAGCCGTCCATCTGGTTGGTGAAGTCCTTCACCGACCCGCCGCCCTCGACGTACTCCGCCTTCAGCCGGGCGAACGCCGCCGCCGCCATATCGGCCTTGCCGCCCTTGACGAGGTTCGTGAGGCCCTCGTCGATCCCGTCGAGGGCTTTCCTGGCTTCCTGCGAGGGGGTGGAGTCCGCCATCCCCAAGCTGAAGACCTTGACGAGGCCGTTCTGAATGTTGTCGATCGTTGACGGGTCGGTGATGTTGCGGACCTTGTCGTACAGGCCGTCCAGGTCCTTACCGAAAACGCGGGCCGCCTCGCCGCCGATCTTGCCCGACCGGCCCAGCTCCCCCAGCGACGTCGTCAACTTGTCGACACTCGGCGGGGCCTCACGGCCAATGTCCCCCAGCTTCGAGAACGCCACCGTGATCGCAGCCAGCGCACCCACCACAATGCTGGCCTTCGCCGCCACACCCAGCGACATAAACGCCGCCCGCAGGCCGGCGATACCACCACCGGCAGCAATCGCTACACCCCGCAGCGCGCCAATCCGCGCCCCCAGCGCGGCGATGCCCGTCGACACCGCAGCGGCGGCGGCCCCCGACAGGGACATCACCTTCAATGCGACCGCGAGCTGCATGACCGTCGCCACCAGCTCCGGCGGCAGCCCCGCCACCAGACTGGCCGCAGCGTTCACCAAAGTGAGCATCCCCGGCCCGGCCTCCGCCGCAGCCTCCACCAGCGTTGTCACGGCCCCGGCCAGGTTCGACATGGTGTCCCGCACCGCGGGCCCGTTCGCCTCGGCGTAGTCCATGAACGTCTTGATCGGGCCGGACGCCTCACCCTCAGAGAGGGCGCGGGAGAAGTGGATGACGCCGTTGATGGCGTCCCGCATGGCCCCAGTCGTGAACTCGCCCAACCGGTCCGCGAGGGCGTCGAAGCCGGGTGAGTCGACTGCGCCGCCCGCCACAGTCACCAGCCGGTCCAACTGATCGGAGGCGCCCCGCGCCATCGGAGTGAGCCGCGGAATGACCTGACTCAGCACCGCGAACGTCTTCTCGACCGGCGTCATCGTGAAGTCCGCCAGGCCATCGGACCAAGCCCGGAACTCGTCCTTCATCGTCCGCAGCCCGACCGCAGCGCGCGCCGTCGACACCGGCATCGACGACAAAGCCGTGGACAGCGTCCGCTGCGCCTCGGCCGCCTCCTTCGACCCGCGGCCGGACTCGACCACCGCCTCGCGGTACTTCTTTTGCGCGTCCGATGCTTTCGCCAAGTTGGGGAACTGCCCAGCGATCGCGGCCCCGAACGCGACCATGGCGCCCGCCACACCCGCAACACTGCCCGCCGTCTTCACGGAGGCGACACCCAGCGACGCCATCGCCGGCACGGCCGCCGTCGACAGGGGTATCAGGCTGCCCATCGAGTGGGTGACCTCGCGCTTCAGTTCACGGAACGCCTTCTGCGCCTGATCGGATGTGGCGCGGATCCGGATGGTTACGGCGTCTCCGGCCATTGCGTTTCACCTCCTTCCGTGGTGTCGGGTGTGCCGAGGGCTTCGATGGCGAGCAGGCGCAGCAGCAGGGTGTCCTCGGCCAGCAGGGAGGACAGGGTGTAGCCGGGGAAGCGTTGGAGCAGCCCGAGGATTTGCCGGGCGTGGGCTAGCTGGCCAGGCTCTCCGACAGGGGTTCCGTCGGTATCGCTGACAGCTCCGGGTAGGTCTCGCCAGAGGGCGAGCTCTCGGGCAAAGGGTCGCTGTTGTGGACCCCCGTGAGTGCTTCCATCCACGCGTTGTTGATGCGGCGGATCATGCGTGAGTCGCGGTTGGGTGCGTCCTCGACGGGGATGGGCTTGCCGTCTTCGTCTTCGAGGTTCCAGGAGACGATGGCCTTGCAGCAGCGCTGGATGGTGGCGTTGGCGTCGTCGCCGTCGCTGCCGTCGAGGCCGGAGGCTTGGAGCCAGTCGGCGATGCTCATGCCGCGCATGCGGACTTCGAGGCCGTGGAGCTCGTCGCCGGATTCGAAGACGAGGTTAATGGTGCTCGGTTCGCGGAATCCCACGGCCGCGCCTCCTATCGTGTGTTGTTGCAGGTCAGGCCCATGTCGGGACGGCGCCATTGGCCAACTGGCCAGGCACGGTGAAGGTGAGTTCGCCGCTGGCGGCGCGGCTGAGGGGATAGTCAGTGAAGATCATCTCGTTGGCGAGGGTCTGGCCCGACACGGTGAGGGTGACGGTGCGCTGGACGCTCGTGGACGGGACGGTCTTGAACACGTCGTGGCTCATGTTGCTCGCGTCGTTGAAGACGCCTGTGCCTTCGAAGGTGGCGTCGGCAAGGAGCAGCAGCCGCTCGTAGGCGCTCTTGTCGATGCCGGTGACGTCCTGGACGCCGCGGGGGGTGGCGAAGCTGATGTTGGTGAAGTCATTGACGATCGCACGCGCTGTGCCGCCGCTATCGTCGATCGAGCACGTGCTCCATCCCAATCCGGACTCTTTGGCCATAACGGACACTTCCCTTCTTGTTGGAGCTACGCCTCAGCGAGCTGCGGTTCGTCGACCCACTTGGCGTCCCGGTCGGAGTCCCAGGCGAGACGCCCGAAGACCTTCCTCGTACCGTCCGTCGTGGTCCATTCCTCGATGAAGTGCGTGGGGTGAGTGATCGAGTTGCCAGCGGCGCTGAGCTTCACCGCGCGTGTGGCCCGACCCCCATCGACCAGTGCGCGCCCCCGGTCAGTTGGGTTGACCAGCGTGATCTGGAATCCGGCCGGGCCGAGGAAGCGCTTCATGCTGTGGCCGTTGTCCTCCTCGTAGACCAACCGCGGCACGCTGAATCGGACCTCATCGCACTCGGTGGTGAAGTCCTCGCCATCGATCTCCAGGCGGACGTTCTGCTCGGTCATCAGGCGCCCGCCTCTCGGGCCTTTGCGAGCTTGTCCTGGTGTTCCGAGAACTGCTCCACCCAGAACTCAGGGCGCTTATGCCGGATCACCGGAGTCCTCCGCGGATTGCCCCGCCAGTCCCCATCTCTGACCACGAACAGCTCCGGCTTGCCCAACTGAATCCGGTGGTCCGCAGCCTGGAAGCAGGACTGCCCGGCCTCGAACAGCCACCATGTCTCGCCCGGCTTCACCGACAGCACGCGGTACCGGTACTTCGCCGCCTTGATCACATGGATCTGCTGCGGCGTCATCACCTCGACCTGCGCCTTCCACCCGTTCAGGTAGCGGGGGCAGTCGACCTCAGCGCAGGTGGCCTTACGCCAGTGCGTCTCAGGCGGCATGAGGATTGAGAACGTCTTCCGCGCCGACGCCGGCAGCAGGGGGACCGGCCTGTTGATCTGCATGCCCATCAGAACACCTGGCCTTCCGTCGCGTTCTTCACGATCACCACGGCGAACGCCAGCGACGTGAACCCACCCGTCGTCACGGTCACCGCACGCACATACCGGCGGATCGTGGCCGTGTTGCCGGTCGCGATCCGCTCCGCCGTCCGGCCCGCCGTCAACTGCGTGAACCCCAGTCCCGCTACGTCGGTGAACGACACGTTGTCAGCGCTGTCCTGGATCTTCACCGTTACGTCCGTGCCAGTGAACGCGAACGCCTGCAAGTACGCCTGCGCCCCGAAGTCCGCCGACGCGGTCGTGTCGATACCGGTGCCGTTCGCCGCGCCTGTGTCCGTGCGTACGCCAGCCGTCAGCGAGCGTCCCCACTCCAGACCGAACCCGTTGGACTGCCCCTCCACCGCGAACGTGAAGGAACCGTCCGCGCCGCGGGTGCCGTCGTAGCCGATCTGCTTCGCGACCATGCACACGGCCGGGTTCCCGAGGGTGGTGCCGCGGAAGTACGCGCAGTGCACATCGGTCCTGGGCAGCGTCGACATGCGGGGGTGCGCCCGGTTGGCAGACGGGTTGAAGAACGCGGACCAGGACATGCTGCCGGTTCGGAGCCCGCCGATCCTCTCGCAGGCGGACTTGTCGATGCCGGTGACGTCGAGGAGGGCGGGGCCGCCTGAGGTGCTGATGGAGCCGATGTCGCCTGACACGTCGTAGCCGTGCAGGTAGAAGTTGTCGCCCAGTCCGGACTGCTTCGCCACTACGGGGCCTCCGTCCACGCGTCGTTGATGATCAAGGGGATGGTGAGCGTGGCCACCCGGTACGTTGTGCCGCCCCCGAAGCTCGTGTAGCCGGTGTCCGAGGACAGGAGCGCGCCGTACGAGCCGAGGACGTCGATCTCAGCGACGAGCCCGCCGAGCGTGAAGTCACCGCAGTAGGCGCCCATCAGCTTCGACACCGCGTCGGTCACCATGACGTCGACGTCGTCCATCGGCTCCGTGTCCGCAGGCAGGAACACCCTGCCCCGCAGCTCCAGACGGGCAGAGACGGAGTTCAGACCCGAGCGTTCCGGGATCGGACGAACCGGGCCGACCCACATGGCGTAGGTCAGACCGCTACCCGGTGCCGAGACGGGCTCATGTCCGAGGACCTGCCCGAACACGCCTAGGGATTGGGCGTGGGACATGGCTGCGCTGCGGTAGGCGGCGAGGTCGAGGTCAGTCACGGCCGCTCACATCCGTCCCGTGTAGCGGCGCAGGAGCCGTTCGCCGATGCCTTGCTTGCGGGCGTTGAGCTTGTCGCGGGTGATGGTCCAGTGGTCGTAGCCCTTGAACTTCGTCACCGGGAAGTTCCTCGACCCGATCCCGGCCAGCCACGGC